TGATAATCACATTTATATAATTTTTCATCTGATTAAATTAAAGGAGATTGATATTCTATCCTCCTTATTTAAATTAGGACCTACCCGATGAGTTAACCATCCTGGAAATATAAATAATTGATTATTGACGGGAGAGATTTTCCAATTAGGACAATTAGAACGATTATAGCTCTCTAACGTAGATGAAGGCCAATCATATTCCATTACTTTACCTGATGGGTTTGGAAATATTAAATTTCCACTCTTAACTTTTACATAAAATACTCCAGCAGCAACACTGTGAGGATGAGAGTGGTTTGTATTATAATCTTTATACCCATTAATGTTTACCCAAAGCGCTCCAATTTTTAAAGGATATTTATACTGAATAATTTCACAATACTTTTCGCTTGCATCCAAAATAGATTTAAATAAATTATTTAAAGGTTTATATTCTCCATCTAAGCTTGGAGATTGCCAGCCTCCAATATTACTTAGACTTACACTCGATGTTTTCTTTTTAAAATCTAAACAATATTTAGCCATACCCTTCACGTTTAGGTTTAATTTTTCTGAAAAAATTGGCACGGGAAATATATATTCAATCATTCTTTTTTTAAATAAAGTTGATTTAAATCTCCTGCCGCACCTAGATTTCCGTTTAAAAAAACATTAAAAGACAAACTAATCCTAGCACCCTTATGTTTTTTTTCTTCAACGAAATGAGTTGTTTGTGAAGGAAAAATTATTATATCTTTACTTTCAACTGTAAAGGCCCAAGTATCAGAATTATAGAGGTTGTACTTAGTAGATGATAATGTTAAGTGCCTGTATCTATCATTGTAAAAGGATATGGTATCTGTAAGTTTATCCGCATTAATATAGAGAACACCCGACAAATAAGAATTTGAATGATTATGGGAATGGTGTTGTTCTTTTTGTTTAGTATAATTTAACCATGACTGAGTGATGTAAGGTGATATTGATTTGTGTAGGAAAAGTATTTTATTAAAATAATCTTTTACAAATAAATCTATTTCTTTTTTTAATTTTAAAAGAATAGGTTTTTCAAGAACATATGTATCAACGCTGGCAAGGTTGTTTTTATTTGGTCTCCATTTTAGTTTTTTAAAAAAACTAAGTTCTTTATTTGTAAAATTTCTATTTAATTTTGATCTATAAATAGGGGTTGGAAAAATACCGTGAATTTCTGGTTCAATCATTAAAAATTATTTCTAAACCAAGAGGGAAGACCTACATGTTTACGCTTGTCAAACATATTATCTTTTGCTCCTGGTGTTTTTTTATTATTATAATGTAAAAATACTTGTCCACAATTTTTACCTTTAAATTTATTTCTCCAATGCTCTAGTTCACAGCCCCTGTAGACCAGCATATCTCCTGGTTTAAGGTCTACTTTAATTCCTTTTAGTCCTTCTTTACCTGAAGGCTCAAGATAGATTGCCCAAGGATCTCCTCCAAGATTCATTGTCGTAGAGATCTCACAGCTAAATCTATCTTTGTGTCTTTTAAGAACATCTCCTTTTTTATAAATTCTTGCATAAGTATAAGCAGGGGTTAATTTTAATCCTGTGGCCTTTTCCATAAGTGGCTGACACTTCAGCATTAAAGTTTCCATAGCAATATCTGAATAACAAGAATAAGTATTTGGAATCTGACTGTCGGTGCCCTCATACTCACCTAACATAGTTTCATAAGGAGAAATAAATCTAACTTTAAGAGAAGTATCATAAACTTGTCTTTTCATCAAAAAATAATTATAAAGAAATAAAGCCGAATCTTTATCAATAGCGTTTTTAATAACTACATATTTATTTTTTTTAAAACTCATACTTAATTACCCTTCCCCCCACTAGGGAGAGCAGAAAGACTCCAATGTATAAATCTAAAAGGTGCTTTACCGTGGTCGACTACAAACTCATATTCAAGATAACCGGGAAAAATAATTAACGTGCCAGGTGTAGGTTTGAAATGAACGGTATCAGTCCCATTCATAATACTACTTATATTAGATTTCATCTTTAATTTAGTAGCACGTGCCCCAGTTCTTGGTTCATGGAAAACTGGATACGAAGTTTTATCGCTGCACTTTAAAAAATAAAATCCAGATACATGTTGATTTGAATCAATATGAGCGGGACTGCAGCCCCCTCCGTTTTTACTAAATTCCTGTACCCACAACTCACCCAACGTAACTTCATATTGTTTCATATCATAGCCATGCTGATCCAAAAATTCCCAAGACTTTTGATTAATATAATCCCTAAAGTCTCTAAAATTATTGTCCTCAGCTAATAAAGTTGCAGGGGAGGAGTAACCAAAGTCAGTAGTACATTTTATTATTTTTCTATCTCTAGTTCTTGCAGCTTTAATATATTTATCAGTAGCTTTAGTTAAAGACTTTAAATATTCAAGTTTTTCTTCGGCCCAAATAGGTGTCTTAAAATAATTATTTATATCCATGTTATTTAAATGGGTACCCTAAGTTCCAAAGAACTAATGAATACCTTGTTCCTTTCGTTATTGGTTTAACTCTATGCCATACAAATGATGGAAATACAATGATACTTCCTTTAGGGAGTATCTCTTTTGCTTTTCTTAAATGTTTAGCTTCTTCTCTCAGATGCGGATCATAGTTTCTAAAATCAAATTCTACTTCTCCTCCACTATACTCTGATCCATCGGTTAATTGACAAGTAACCGATAATTTTCTTATCTTTCCATAACGATTTTTTTTATTAGGATCCTTAAACGGTTTATCGTAACTGTCAGCATGCCAATCATAATATTGGTTTAATTTATATTTTGTAAATTGACAAGGCTCGCTGTAGTCCCAATCAAAATTCCAACCAGCATTTTTGTTAGCTTGGTGTATGTAAGGATGTAATTCTTTATAAATCCAAGTATCATCCAGCCATACTAAATCTGATCTTCTTTTTCTTTGAATGTTTTTAATATCCTCTTTTGATAATTCTTTCTTGTCAAATCCCCCGGTTCTACCCATAGCCTCTTTTTTCCCTAATGCATATTTAATAACTTCATCACAAAATCGTGGTGTTAATGCAGATTTAAAATACCAAATATAATTAGATAAAACCATACTTTTTAGAAGTAGGAATAGGTGGTTGTTTGTATAAAATTCAAAGAATCTTTTTGATTATTTGTTATGTAGTACATGTTAGTAGATGGAAACATAATAAACATGTTATTCTTTAATTCTATATCCCAAGATCGTCCTGCTCTTCTATTGTCATCATAGTGAATTCTAACATTACATTTCTCAGTTTTTACTCCATAAAGTAAAGTATAATCAGGGGAGTGTGTAAGATCTACTGGATCAATATTTAATAAAGGAATAGTAATTTGACTAGGTTTATATATATCCCCCCATGTTTTTTCCTTTATTAAGATAAAATTATATTTTACCCTTACATGATCTATTATATAAGTATTTAACTTATCCCATGTTCTTGAAAATATAAGATCTTTATTATTAAAGGTAGAACGTAAGATATGATGAGCTAACTCATCTCGATCTATTTCAAAATATTTTGGCATATCTACTTGTCCAAAATATAATGACTGCTCTGTTAATACTTTCTTTTGCATACCTATTCCTTTTATAAAGGAGGATATACTAATGTCAATATGGTTAAAAAGATTTGATCTAGATCAATTATAGGATTGTTTTATCCCAAGATTGGCCAGCTTCATTCCACGCATAATGAGTAAAAGCTGCTTTTTCTTCATCAGTTAAATCATCTGGTGCATCACCAATAGGTGATTTCCAATTAGCAATTGATATATCTTTTACCCAAGATGGGAAAGGTTTAAAGTACCAAAAAATTTGATTCTCTACATCCCAAGTATGCCCTACACTCGCATAGTTTCCTCTTAAGGGTGTTCCGCCCAATGAATGTTGATTGCCAGTAGTATTAATTGAAGTCTGAATCCATAAATGTGTGGGCCAGTTATTGTGTTTTTCAAGATATGCTTGTCCAATAGATTCAACTTCAACACCCTCAGCATTCTGTGTGTCTTTATTGTCTACAGCCAATACTTGAAGTACTTCATTATCTTCTGAAATTTTTGCAAAATGTGCCATATTATTGAAATTGATACCTTATTATTACTACTCCTGACTTACCATATTGTCCCTGACTTGTGCCCCCAAAACCTGTATTAGCTGGAGTTGATGGCGGTGCAGTAGGGCCACCTCCATTTGAATATGTAACGTCTGAACCAGAAACAGTATTTGGTGCACCATTATTTGAACCATTTGGAATTGCGCCAGCTGCTATTGCTCCGCCTCCTTGTAAATCAGTTCCATCACCTGCATTAGGAGAAGGTGTCACTGCACCCATCCCATCATGACCTTGGACAGGACTAACAGGGGGTGTGTTCCCTATTCCTCCGGCTCTAGGAGTATTATACGGATCTCCACCAGAAGCTCCTCCCCCGGAACCTCCGGGACCTCCTGCAATACCATAAATCCCAGGAGTAATACCTGCACCTCCACCGCCGCCACCGGCAGCTGTAAGACTAAAACCTGATGAAGAGGATCCCTGATCCCCGCTTGTATAAGGTAAACCTACACGACCAGCTCCGCCTGCGCCTACTACAATTGGATAAGTTGTAACTGCAACTGGTGCTGGATCAGCCTGAAGTGGAGAGGGACCATATCCGGATGCTCTATATCCTCCTCCTCCCGCGTAAGAACCATATCCATAACCTGCACCGCCTCCGCCTGCTACTATCATGTAATCTACTTCTCCGGCACTTCCCAGTTCTGTAATTTCAAATGTTCCAGGACCTGTAAATTTGTGAACCTTAAAATCTCCATCTTCTGTAATTGTTCCACCGGTTGCTACATTATAAGAAACACTACCCCCAGCACCAAATCCTAAAACTTGATAGCCAAAACCTTTTGTTTTCTTTGATTGTATATTTGTTGAACTCTTACCTGATGTGGTAAGGCTATTTTTTAAATCTCTCATATTTTAATCCTATGCGTCGTTAGCTGCATCAGTTGTATAGAATAATTTAATTCCTAATACTCGTGCTTCACCTGTAAAGGTATCGCTACCATCTGCTGCATCTCTGTAAAGTTGAAAAAACGTTTGATCATTGTCAGCTGGAGATCCGGCAATTGTCATGTCAGAACTGACCGCACTCATTTGTACGTCTTCTACAGTTCCAATTCCAGCATCTGTTACTTCTATAGCCGTTCCAAAAGCTACATCAGCTGTGTCCCCTTCAGTACAGCTAACACCTTGAAGACCAAAAATACAGTTACCTGTATTTGTTGTACTTGGACTCCAAAAAACTTGATAAGTCACCGTTCCTAAATTCCATGATTTTGGCATCGCAATAGCAAACTGTGCATATTGTGCTGTACTTGCATCAAAATCTAAAACCTTTAATTCTGGTCGAAGTGCTGTTGTTTCAACCGATGCCGCGTCAGCGGGATTAGTTGTAGGAAGATACAATGCATTTGAAGGTATCCACATAGTCTCTGTGCCTGCAATTTTAATTGCAGCTGAACCCGATTTAAGTACTCCAGATCCTTTAGGGTTTATATTTATACCAACATTAGTTTCACCTGTTGCTGAAAGAGTTGGTCCTGAAACTCCTGTACTTGCATTAGCTAAAGTAAATTCATTAACCGCTGACCCTGTAGCTGTTAAAAGTAATAATTCGTTTCCACCAGTATCTAAAATAGAAGTTCCAATTTTAGGAGATGTTAAAGTTTTGTTTGTTAAAGTTTGTGTTCCTGCAAGAGTTACAGTTCCCATTCCAACGTCGACAATATTTGGATTCGTTCCATCATCTCCAGCTGCATAAATAATTTTAGTTCCTTTATCAGTAGTCCCCCATGTAACACTGGAACCCGAACCTGAAACATATTTAAATTGAACAGTGTAACCACCTGATGAGCCATTTGTTATGATATAAAAAGTTTGAACATCTAGAGGAATTGTTACTACAGTGTTTTCACCAATAGTTCCTGTGAATTTTATAATTCTGTGTGCAAGAGTTGCTCCTGTTGATCCATCAGAAACAGATAATGTAGTAGGAGTTGATGCTATAGCTTGCTCTACATAACCCCCCGCATATTGTTCACCGATTTGTAAATTTGTATTTGTTTTTGTTCCCCATGTACCAGCGTTTTCGCCAGTGGCCATTAATTCGACGCCGAGAGGGGTATAGGTTGATGCCATAATTTTGTTCTCCTAATTAATACTTGTGTTGTTTTTATATTTTGTTTTATTCATATTGTCAATCACCTTTAGTAATTCTAGTCCAATTACCAGTTTGAGTAGCTGTTGTTTTACTATAGTTACCTGTTTGTGCAGCTGTAACACGACCCCATCCTATAGGCGCTACACCAATAGGAGAAAGTGTAACAGTTGCTGATACTCCAGTCAATCCCATTGTTTGATCTGGTGGAGTAATAGCTCCTACTGCACCAGTTGCAGAAACTCCTGTTAATCCCATCACATCAGCTGGAGAAATAGCTCCTACTGCAGAAGTTGCTGAAACTCCTGTCGGTTGAATTGTTGGATTAGATGTAACGTTTGGAGCACCTACAGCACCCGTTGCTGA